GTTTTTAGCAATGGTTCTGTATTCGCTTTTAAAATTTTAGTAAAAATTGCAAACGGCACAGCAGTTGATCTAAGAGCAGAAGACGATGCTATTGACGAAACAGTAGAAGCAATTTGCAAAGAAATTAATCCTTTAATTTATCATACTACGAACGACAACAGTGGTACACTGACTGTAGTATGTGATACATTTGATGGAGCGGCAGGCTTACAAGCACGTATTAGAACAATTGGTACAGCGGCAAACTATCCAACAAGCACAGTAACAGCAGTTGGACCTAACAACATTGATGTAAGCGGTACATTAGTTACTCAAGCGGCAACATTAGTAGCCACATAATATAATATAAAATTACTTTTACTCAAGTAAGACTCAAATAGGACCTTCGGGTCCTATTTTTTTGAGTAAATACTATACAATGGCAAATAAAAGTTTAGATGGCGTATTAACCAAAAAGGCTAATACAAGAGATGCATATACAAATGAACAGATCAATGATCTGATGCTTTGTACTGATAAGGACAAGGGTTACTTACACTTTGCAAGTAACTTTGCATACATTCAACATCCTGTAAAAGGAAAGTTGTTGTTTGATCCTTACAAGTACCAAGTAGGATTGATGCAAAGTTATCACAATCATCGTTTTAACGTAAACATGTTACCAAGACAAACAGGTAAGACAACTTGTGCGGCTGTGTACCTTGCCTGGTACGCAATGTTTCATCCAGACCAAACTATTCTTATTGCGGCACACAAATATACAGGTGCCCAAGAAATTATGCAACGTATTAGATACGTTTACGAAATGTGTCCTGATCATATTAGAGCAGGTGTTACAAACTACAACAAAGGTTCAATTGAATTTGAAAACGGAAGTAGAATTGTAAGTGCTACTACAACAGGAAACACAGGACGTGGTATGTCCATATCATTATTATACTGTGATGAGTTTGCGTTTGTGCAACCTACTATTGCAGATGAATTTTGGACTTCAATATCTCCTACACTTGCAACAGGTGGTCGTGCTATTCTTACAAGTACGCCTAACTCAGACGAAGATACTTTTGCTACTATATGGAAAGAAAGTCAAAACAAATTTGACGAACATGGTAATGAAAGTGAAGTAGGTATAAATGGATTTCATGGGTTTACTGTCAAGTGGGAAGAACACCCAGACAGAGACGAAGAATGGAAGAAAACAGAAATTGGTCGTATTGGTGAAGAAAGATTTAGACGTGAGTATGGTTGTGAATTCTTAGTATTTGACGAAACACTTATTAATAGTATTAAGTTAGCAGGCATGCCTGGTATAGAGCCAATTGAGAATATAGGCCAAACACGTTGGTATAAAAAACTTGAACGTGATCAAACATATTGTATTAGTTTAGATCCAAGTATGGGTACTGGTGGAGACTATGCCGCTATTGAAGTATTTGAATTACCAAGTTATAAACAAGTTGCAGAGTGGAGACATAATACTACACCCATTCCAGGACAAATTAGAGTTTTAAAAGATATATGCGATTACATTAATGCTGAATGTAAAGCCCCGGGTGCAAACAACATCTATTGGAGTATTGAAAATAATACTATTGGTGAAGCGGCGTTATTAGTTATTGGTGACGTAGGGGAAGAGAATATACCAGGACTATTTGTAAGTGAACCAATACGTAAAGGACATATTAGAAAGTTCCGTAAAGGATTTAACACTACACATAGAAGTAAAATTAGTGCTTGTTCAAAGTTCAAGACTATGGTCGAGAATGACAAAATGCAGATAAACAGTAAAGCATTGATATCAGAGATGAAAGGGTTTGTAGCATCAGGAACAAGTTATAAAGCAAAGCCTGGCGAAACAGACGATCTTGTAAGTGCAGTACTATTGAACATACGTATGATGGAAGTACTCAAGGATTGGGATCCACGAGTATACAATACGTTCAGACAATTAGACACAGACCAGGAATACGAGGCTCCTATGCCGATATTCGTAACTGGAGTGTATTAGGATAAATATTAATATGATAAACTTGGACAAAATTGCAGAAGAACTGTTTAACAAGATTAGAGGTCGTTACCCAAAGATTACTATTGGTGACGAAGAAAGTACTATTACAAATGTACCTGAAAAGGCACGTTTCTTTGATTTTGACTTTAGCAACGGTAAAAAAGTTAATGTAACCATTGATGAGAAAGAATTAGTTATACTTTATAACAACGATTTAATCACAGATGCTACAGAATCAGTAAAAAACAACTGGTACGGCTTTATGAAAGAACTAAGACAGTTTGCTAAAAAGAGAATGTTAAATTTTGATACAAGAGATATAACAAAAACTAACTTAGACAAGAGAGATTACGATTACCTTTCGCAAAAAAATAGACCCGGAGAAAACCAAATGAGTGAATCGAAACTATACGGAACTTCTAAAACAAGTTTCCAAGACGTTGGCAATGCAAAGATCATTGTTAAACATAATGAGGCAGTTGATTTTGAAAATCCTGCAGGAAGAACACAAAGAATTCATAGCATATATGTTGAAAGTGGTGATGGAGAAAGATACAAGTATCCATTCAAACATCTAAACGGTGCAAGAGCAATGGCACAACATGTAAGCGAAGGCGGAAATCAGTACGATTCATTTGGAAAACATATCGTTTCACTCAGCGAAGAACTTTCTAAATTACGTACTTTCAAAACTTACATGAACAGATCAAGTGTAATGGCAGAGGGTCTTGCTGGTTACATGGACATTGTTAATAACAGAATTGACACTGTAAAAGAAACTGTACATAAGTTACAAAGAAATGCTTACTACAAAGAAGCAATGGAAAACTTCCAAGAAACAGTAATGGAAGAAGTACCAGAAGACATAGCAAGTAACTGGATTGATGAATTAACTATTCGTCAGTTTAACGAAGATTTGAAAGGTGTATTTCCTTACATTTACAGTCTTGTTAAAGAAGGAACTAAATCAATTGAATTAGGTCCAGATGATTTATTTGTTGAAGACGAAAAAGAAAAACAAGATAACGGCACAGACAAAATGGACGTTACTGATGCAGACAAGAAATTAAATTCGCCTGCTTACAAAAGAATGAAAGACGGTGATCCACGTTACAATGATAAAACTACTAAAGAAGGTGTTCAAGTAGAAGGTGCAGTTAAAAGAGCATTAGAAGATGATGCTGAAAGCATGAGCAGAGAAGAGTTTATTGAAAAGCATGGCGATGCAGAATTCTTTGACGAATATAATGGTGTTGAAGATGAAGGCATGAATATGGACAGTGATTTTGAAAATCATTTAAATGATGTTGTAGCAAACGCAAAACATGAGCAAGGTCCAACTTCAGAAGTTTCAGACATGGGTATGAACAAATACGGACTTGCGGCAAAACACACAGGCGGTAAGTTTATTTCTTACAAAGATGGTAAAGAAACAGGTACGTTTGATTCTATCGAAGAACTTGAAAAGCATCAAAAAGAATTAATTAAAGACGAGTCAGTACAGTTTGAAGGCAATGCATTTGCACAAGCAGTACAAAAAGCAAAAGCGGCTGGTATGAAAAAAGGTGATAAGTTCAAAACACCAGACGGTGAAGAACACACACTCGAAGATGCTATTGCAATGGCAGGACTTAGATTAGAAGATTTTTGGTCAGCAGATGAACTGATGGCCGAGAAAGAACCCGAAGGCGACATGGACGACATGATGGGCGGTGACGCTGATGATGACGACACTATGGATGTTAAGATTGGACCTGATGGTTCAATTAGCAAAGCAGACGGGGACGCAGAAGAAAAAGGTGAGAAGAAAGAACTTGAATTAGACGAATTCATTAAAGGACATTTTGATTATACAACTAACGCTTTTCCAAAAGGTGAAACAGCAGTTCTTACATCATGTGAGAAAAAGTACGGAGAGCAATCACTTGCACCGGCGGCACTGATCATGAAAGGATTAGTTACTAATCAGGATCCAGAGATGGAAAGAATTAAACATTTAGCAGGTTTGGACGGCTAAGTCACTTTTTTGACAAAGTTTCACTTGACTTTATAAGTAAGTTTGTGTATTATAGTAACTGTACTGCACAATCAAGGCAATACAACTTAAAACAGCCAAAGGCATATATAGGAGGCAACAATGGCAACATTAGCAGAAATAAGAGCTAAACTTAAAGAGCAAGAATCACGCACAAGCGGTGGTTCAAAAAGCGGCGGCGACAACGCAATTTACCCATTTTGGAATTTAAAGGAAGGCGAACAATCTACTGTACGTTTTCTTCCAGATATGGATGACACAAACACTTTCTTTTGGAAAGAGCGTTTGATGATCAAACTACCTTTCGCAGGTATCAAAGGCGAAACAGACTCACGTCCAGTACAAGTACAAATTCCATGTATGGAAATGTACGGCGAGTCATGTGCAATCTTAAACGAAGTTCGAGGTTGGTTTAAAGATCCTACTTTAGAAGATATGGGTCGTAAGTATTGGAAAAAGCGTTCATACGTATTCCAAGGCTTTGTAACCGAAAACGGACTAACAGAAGATGGTACTCCTGAAAATCCAATCAGACGTTTTATTATTGGTCCACAGATTTTTCAACTTATTAAAAGTGCGTTGATGGATCCAGATATGGAAGAACTTCCAACTGATTACACAGCAGGTGTAGACTTTAGAATTATCAAAACTTCTAAAGGTGGTTATGCAGACTATTCAACATCAAATTGGGCACGTAGAGATCGTCCATTAACTGATATTGAAACTGCGGCAGTTGAGAAGAATGGCTTGTACAACTTGTCAGACTTTTTACCTAAGAAGCCTTCAGAGGTTGAGGTTAAAGTAATGCAAGAAATGTTCCAAGCATCTGTAGATGGTGAAGCATATGATGCAGAAAAGTTTGGTCAGTATTTCCGTCCAGCGGGAATGCAGGCAAGAACAGGTGATCCGACTAAGGCGGCAAGTGCAAGTGCAACTGCTGTAAGTCAGAGTGCACCAACTGCACCAGTAGCGGCTCCAGTGGCGGAACCAGTAGCAACTGCTCCAGTAGTAGAAGCAACTGCGGCGGCACCAGTGGCTGAACCAGCAAAAGACAATAGTGCGGAAGACATTTTAGCAATGATCCGTTCACGTCAAAACTAATACGGCTTTATAGTGAGGGGTCCTTGTGGCCCTTCACAATAATCTGAATAAGGAGATACTATGGCTAATAAAGCATTTGACGTTTCCAAGTTTCGTAAAAACTTGACTAAATCGATCACAGGCATGAGTAGTGGTTTTAATGACCCTACGGATTGGATTAGTACAGGAAACTATGCCCTTAACTATCTTATTAGTGGCGACTTTCATAAAGGCGTTCCATTAGGTAAGGTAACTGTATTTGCAGGAGAATCAGGAGCAGGTAAATCATATATCTGTGCAGGTAACATTGTAAAGGCGGCACAAGATCAAGGTATCTTTGTTGTACTAATTGACAGTGAGAACGCACTTGATGAAACTTGGTTACAAGCACTTGATGTAGATACCAGCGAAGATAAACTACTTAAACTTAACATGAGTATGATTGATGACGTTGCTAAAACTATTAGTACGTTTATGATTGACTATAAAGCAATGGACGATGCAGAACGTCCTAAAGTAATGTTTGTAGTTGACAGTTTAGGTATGTTACTAACACCAACAGATGTTGATCAGTTTAACAAGGGTGATATGAAAGGTGACATGGGTAGAAAACCTAAGGCACTTACATCACTTGTACGTAACACTGTTAACATGATTGGTTCGCATAATGTAGGACTTGTATGTACTAACCACACATACGCATCGCAAGATATGTTTGACCCTGATGATAAGATATCAGGTGGACAAGGCTTTATCTATGCATCTTCAATTGTAGTTGCAATGAAAAAATTGAAACTGAAAGAAGACGCAGATGGTAATAAAATTAGCGAAGTACGTGGTATTAGAGCAGGTTGTAAAGTAATGAAAACTCGTTATGCAAAACCGTTCGAAGGTGTACAAGTTAAAATCCCATACGAAACAGGTATGAACCCATATAGTGGTCTTGTTGATTTGTTTGAGAAAAAGAACATGCTAAAGAAAGACGGTAATAGACTTAGATTCGATTCTAAACACGGAGAAGAAGTTAAGGAATATCGTAAGGCATGGGAAGCAGGTGGTCCATTACTTGACAGAGTCATGATGGAGTTCAGTGAAGTATCCGATGAGGTAATTACAACTGAAGAGGAAGAAATTCCAGAAGCAACCGAAACAGTCACAGAGGAATAAATTATATGAGTATGGATAGTTCACAAATCGTAGACACCTGGAATCTTTTTAAAGAGCATACAGATAAAAAACAAGTAGAAACATTAGCCGAAAGGTTTGTTGATTTACTTGCTGATTATGGTGTAGGTGATGACCAATTAAAAGAATCTTTAGGTACTGATGATCATCTTGATGCGGCAATTAATTATTATCTTGATATTGATGATGAGTTGACTGCGGACGATGACGATTGGGATTAAACATGTGGTATAGCCAAATATCAAAAGATATTAGTAAAATACCTGAGGCGTTAGATTATTATAACGATCAGTTATTACAGGCAAAAAAAGAGATCCGTATTTTCGGAAGTCTTGAGAAGGCCGCGGCAGAGATGCCCGGCCTTGTCGAACAACGTTTCAATCAGTTACAAGAACTTGAAGCAATTTTAGAATATCTTAATATAGAACTACGCAGATTACGTAGCACATTTTTTAAGAAGTATCTTGAAAATTATCAACGATCATTAAGCAGTAGGGACTGTGAAAAGTATGTTGACGGTGAAGCAGATGTAGTTGATATGGAAAAGATTATTAACGAATTTGCATTAATGCGTAACAAATGGTTAGGCATTACTAAAGGCTTAGACCAGAAGCAATGGCAAATTACTAATATTGTTAAGTTAAGAGTGGCTGGTATGGAAGATGCAACAATTTAAACCCAAGTTTCAAATTCCAAAAAGATCACTTGAATTACGCGGACAATTATTTCCATACCTTATTGATAACTTTGACACAAAAATTATTGAATCAAAAGATCAAATCGAACAAGATAGAATTTTAACATTTAGTCACCCATTTTGCGATTGGGTATTTGATGCATTACAAAACAACAAAGAATTAAATTTCTTCCATTTAGATAACGGTTATATAGGCAATTGGAATTACAAACGCCCTATGTATTATCGTATTAGTTATAATTCCCTACAAAACACTAAACCAGGACCTATTAAAAAAAGTAGAATACACACACTTGAATTAGACGATCGTTATCAAGATTGGAATGACAAGGGTGAGTACAACCTATTAGTGATGCCACGTAACACTAATATCTTTAAATACTTAGGACAAGATTACGACGAATGGCGTGAACAAACTATTGCACATTATCAAAATTTAGATGTGCCATTAGTAATAAGAGAGAAGACAGGTAAACGTAGACACAGGTTTGCTGAAATAATACCAATGATGCATAAGGCTAAAAAGGTTATTACGTATCATAGTATGGCAGTTGTTGAAGCATTGTGTTTAGGCAAACCAATTGAAGTATTAGGACAAAGTGCAGTTGAACATTGGCAAGGACAGTTTGGATTTGATAGAACACCTATGCTTGAACATATTGCACACAGTCAATTTAGTAGAGAAGAATATGAAAATGGAACTGCATGGGAAGTAACATTTAATTATCAGGTAGCAAATGGATTATAAAGCAAAGATTATATGTTTACAGGACAACGCTCACAGTGTACAAATGGCCGCTGAGTGTGTTGCACAAGCAAACAAGTTTGGAATTAAAGTAGAACAGTTCAATGCTGTCAACGGCAATGACTTTAACATTGCCTGTGCAAAGTACGGTATTACATCTATAAGCAAAGTTAAAAAAGGACGTTTAGGAGTGCTTGGTTGCTTTCTAAGTCATTACGGACTATGGAAAGAATGTGTTGAAAGTAATACACCTTATCTTATTCTTGAACACGACGGATACTTTATTAGACCATTGCCAGAAGATATACTTACAAAATTTAAGCACGTATGTAAATTAGATCAGTATGATCCTTACAGTGGTGCATACAATAACGCAGTTGAACAAAGCATGAAAGAAGATATTGTAGTAGGACCATATCATAACATACATGCAAAAGGTAAACGTACTCTAAAGTATGTAGGTAATTATTTTAGAGGTGCTTGGAGTTACATTATTAAACCAGAAGCCGCACAAAAATTGTTAGACTTTGTTGCTGAACACGGTTATGTTGTAGCGGCTGATCAACAAATTGGGTCTAAGTTATTAGAACTATCATCAACAAATGTACCAGTGGCACGACTACACCCATTCTACTCTATTGGTATAAACATAAACTCAGAAAGTTTAACACAGCATTTAGGAGCAAAGAGTGAGCAAAAAAAATAAAAATTTAGTAAAAAGAGATAATTGGTTTGATGACTATCATGAAATACCACAGTTGGGTATTAAAGGTAAACGTGATCTTAACAGTAGAATTGCTTACTATGATCCAGACGATTTCAAAGATGCTACTGTAGTTGACTTAGGGTGCAACATGGGACAGATGAGTTTTCAAGCATCGACTTGGGGTGCAAAAAATGTTATGGGTATTGAATATGATGCTAATGCAGTAAACAATGCAAATCAAATTAAAGATCAATTAGATATTGAAAATGTACAATTTGTTGTAGATGATTTAGACAGTAATTTTCTTTGGACAAGCATAGACAACTTTGATGTTGTTATGTTTCTTGCAGTTATTGATACTATTGAACTTGAAAATAGATACGGAATTTTAAGCAAAGCATGTCGCAAAACTAACAAAGTTATGTATTTTGAAGGGCATGGTAAACAAACATACAACAAGTATATGCAAAATCTTGTTGAATATACAGACTTCACAGAAATCAAATATATGGGTAACACACCTGTAAGCAGGCCTTTCTTTAGATGTACAAGAGAAAAGATGAAGATTGACGATGCTATACAGGCTATTGTTAATAGCAAATATGATAAAATTGCAGTAGTAGGAAAATCATTTTCAGGAAAAACTTATATTAGAAAGCATTTACAACAGTTAGAACATAAGTTTACTCTTGTAGACGACTTGCTACTTGATCCTATTAAGGGCCAAGAAAACACAAGAATTGATGTAGCGGACTTAAATAATATTGACAAGTTTGTGCTTTTTGATTACAGAGGTTTGGAATATTATCCAGATGTTGATGTAGTGTTTTTTGTAACGCCAAGTATGGAGTTAATTGGGCAAACACGTAAAGAAGTAAAGAAGAATAATAAATCAAAGCCTTTGATTACACCTTCGATCAAAAGTTTTGCAAATGTAAAAGAAGTGTATACTGTAGAGAGAAACAATGAGAATTAAAAGTGCAAAGAAATTCGGAAAAAACTTCCATTATAGATGGAGCACACATCAACCAGTAGTTAGAGCAATGGTTGAATTAATTAACCCCGAACTAATACTTGAATTAGGAGTAGGACGTTATTCAACACCTTTATTTGTTAAATTTCCTGCACAAAAGATTATTCATGTTGAAAGCGAACAAGGTTGGTTAGACTTAGTTAAGAAAGAAAATGCAGACGGTATTACAAGCAAGAGTGAATTTAGACATCACGATATTGCTCCACTTGGTATTGAAAGCATTAAAATTTTACCAAGCCAACTTAACGAATCACAGAAAAGTGCTATTGACAATTACTATCAATCACTTGCAACTGAAATAGAAATAATGCCATACAAGTCAAGTTTAATTTTTACAGACGGCTTTGCTTCTTGTAGAAAATCAACAGTTGATTGTTTAACAGGTGTAACTGATGTTATGATATTTCATGATGCAGAAAAACCTGAAGAATATGGTTATGACAAACTTGAACCCAAGTTGTACGAAACACATGACGAGTATTTGCTAAAAACTGCAACTTCGTGGACAGGGTTTATGATTAAAAAAGACATCGCAACTGAAGAAAGAATTAATGAAGTAATTAACAAGTACGTTGATATCTATATTGCAGAATTAGGAATAGACAGAAAAGGTTTTGAATTAGTTAAAAAATGAAACAACAACTTGTTAAACATATTATAGAAAACTTCACTGACCCATACGAATTACAAAAGACATATCGTAGTCATCCAAGTTATAGTTTACTAACACTTGAGGATTTTGTTCCTAAGCATATTGTTAGTGCAATGGCTAAAGAGTTAGACAATGTTCCACTTGAAGATTGTAAACATTTTACACGAGCAGGTTCGTGTATGTACGAGTATAATGACGTTACAAAAACGCCTGTACAAGATGCAGTTATTGATGCACTACACAGTTCTACATTTATTAAATGGTTACAAGAAGTTACTGATACTGTTGACCTCATACCTGATCCTCACTTAATTGGTGCAGGATATGTAAAGTCACTAACAGGTGATAGTTTAAAAGTACACTGTGATTTCAATTGGAACGAGCAAATACGATTGCATCGTATGTTAAGTTTAGTAATATATCTTAATGATGATTGGAAAGAAGAATGGGGCGGACAGTTACAGTTCTATGATAGAGAAAGACAAACTGTACACAGTAAAGTTCCTGTTGGTAATGGTAATGCTGTTATATGGAGTTATGATAACTTTGCATTTCACGGATATCCAAATCCAATGACAAATCCAAAAAATACAAGTAGAAAAGCATTACGTTTGTTTTATTATGTTAGTAATGCTAAACATGATGATAAACACCCACCACACAGAAGCCTGTACTGGTTTGATGATAAAGAAAAGGTACCTTACGATAAGCCATGGACCAAATAAGATTAGACATACCCGACCTACCATATAAGAATGTTCTTTGGGAAAACAAAGACAATGTAACTGATGAAGGTAGAGCAACTGCTTTTGAATCACAAAATAAAAAATATCATCTTGCAGGTTACACAGCAGAGAATACAAAATACAAACAAGCATTTCCTGAAACTTATAATTTTATAAACTTTAGTAAGACGTTGTTTGATAGATGCACAATAGCATTAATGCAACAAGCACCAGGACAAGTTTTACCAGAACATGTTGATACATTTTACATGTTTGCCAAGCATAACAATGTTCACCCTGATGGGTGTATCCGTGTTAATATATTCCTTGAGGATTGGCAAAGTGGACATTACTTTGAAATAAACAAGACTCCTATTACAAATTGGAAACGTGGAGATGCTGTTATTATCGAAAAAAATGAACCACATCTAAGTTCTAATAGTGGAATGTCGCCTAAGTACACAATGCAAGTAACTGGAGTAAAGAATGAATTTAAGAGGCGCTAAACCTGTAACAGATAATGCAATTAAGAAGTTTATTACAGGACTTAACCCTGTAAGTGATTTATATAATGAAGAATTACCATCAACATTTACTAAAGCATTTATGGATTGGATTAGTGCAAGTGGTAACAATACATTATCAGGTCTTGATTTATTTCCAAGTCAAAAGTTAGTTTGTGGAACTGTACAAGCATTTGATCACTTTTATTTTAGACACAAAACAAGACGCTTTAGATTTTTCAGAGGCGAATTTATGTATCACAGTGCATGTTTGAAACATGGTTGTGATTGGGAATACATTGAAGACGAACCACTTGATCATGATGACGT